CTCCAACATCATGCACTTGTGGCCACTCCCCGACCAGACTTACGACGTGGTCCTCACCATCCAAAAGAACGCCGAAGACACGCTGCGCGCTTTCGACAACATCGACGTGCCCCGGCGCTTCCTGCCCGCGATCACCTACGGCCTAGCGCACTGGATTGGCATGCGGCGCGGCACTCGTGCAGATGCCAACCGCCTCGTTATGATCAAGACCGAATACGAACGCTTGGTGCGCGATGCGATGCGCGAAGACCGTGAACGCGGCAACATCATCCTTAGAATTGGACGCCGCTAATGGGCTACACTTATAGCACTCTTGTCGCCGACATCCAAGCCAACATGGAAGAAGACTCTGCCGAGTTCGTCTCCGCGTTGCCGTCCATCATCGAACGCGCCCAAGGCTACCTCCAGCGGCGCCTCGATCCCATCAACACCTTCCGCTTCACGACCGTTTCCGTCAGCGCCTCCACCCGCACCCTGTCCTTGCCTGCTGACCTCCTCGTCTTGAAGTCCATTCAGGTGTGCGCGACGGGTGGCTGGTCCACTCTCATAGAGCAGAACAACGAATTCCTCACCGCCTATTGGCCTGACTACACTTCGTGCGCGCCCACCAAATACTATGCGCCCAAGGACAACGCCACGATCTTCTTGGCGCCGACGCCGCCCTCCAATGCTTCGGCCCTCATCGAGTACATACCGCAAGTCACCATTTTGAGTTCTGCCTTCCCGTCCAACTACTTCTCGGAGCGTGCGGACTCGGCTTTCTTTGCGGCAGCCATGATGTACGCCAATGCCTGGACCAAGAACGCTAATGCCGTCACTATTTGGAAGGGCATTGCCGATGAGGAACTGGCGGTCCTGAACATCGAGTATACGCGGGCACGGCGCTCCGACACTTCCAATCGCAACCTCGGCTCGCCCGAGAACACGTTGGCAGGGCAGCCCTAATGTCCGTCTTGGATATGTGGTCGGTCTGCGACCGTTGTGGTTTCGACTACAAGCGCCGCGATCTCCGCAAAGAGACTACCAATTTCGTCGTATGTATGGTATGCTATGACGGACAGTTCGACAAGAAAAGTCATCCGCAAAACCGTTCGGCCAAGCCTCGCCGCGAATTGCAGCCTGTGCCGGATGGACGCCCCGACCAAACCAACTATGGGTCGTAGCCATGCGGATGGATGTGTGGTCCCTTTGTGATCGGTGCGGCCAAAAATATTATAGGCGCAAACTTCGCAAGGAATCTACCAAGCTTGTCGTGTGCCCGGACTGCTATGATGGCCGCTACGATTTACGGAGCCACCCTCAGAACAGACCGCCGCGCGCCCGCTACGAATCTCGCAAAGTGCCCGATGGTCGTCCGCTCCAAAATCTGGACAGCTATCTGGCCCAAGAAAACTCCGCGTACCTGCTGACCGAAGACGGCGCAAACATTTTGGTTACGCAAGTAGTCTGGTCCCCATCACAAAGTTCGCCGTCGTGAGGCCCATCATGGATATGCAAATGTTGTTCGACTTCATCTCCAAATTCATATGGCCTCTCGCTATTGCGTACGCGGCTTACATCCACCGGGAGCTTGTCGCCGTGAACCAGAAGATCGAAAAAATCCACGACGAACACCATCGGCACGTAGCCCAGGTGAACAAGGACTTTGCGACCCGCGAGGTAGTCAGCGAACTCGAAAACAAACTCACAACGGTCCTTAATCGGATCGACGACAAAGTAACACGAATCCTTCAGGAGCGCAAGTAATGCCCTCTACATACGATCCACTCTTAAGGCTTGAGCTTCAGGCTACTGGCGAGAACGCCACAACCTGGGGCACCAAGACCAACAACAATCTCCAACTCATCGCAGCGGCTATTGCGGGCGTGGCTACCGTCAGCGTGTCTAGTGGCGACACCACCCTCTCAACTGCCAACGCCGCAACCGATCAAGCCCGCTCCGCGATCCTTCTCGTTCAGGGCACCCTGACCGGCAACGCCAACATCATTGTGCCTTCCGAACCCAAGACCTACGCCATCATCAGGGGCACGTCGGGCGCCTTCAACATTGTCGTCAAGAACACAGGCACGGGCGCCACCCTCCCCACTACCGGCAACGAACTCATCATCTGCACTTCCACCACCTGCTACGGCCTTGTTGGCGCTCTTGACTCACGCATCGCCGCAGTCTCCGCTTCCGTATCTGCTCTGAACGTGCAAGTCAATACAGTATCTGCTGCGGTCTCCAGCCTCCAAGTCCAAGTCAATGCTGTCTCTGCTTTGACTTCGTCGCTTGATGCGCGTATCGCGGCGGTCTCGGCGTCCGTCTCAGTTATCAACACGCAGCTTGCCGCCGTCTCCGCTCTCGTCAGCACCATCAACAGTCTTGACATCCGTGTCATCGAGTAACCATGTCAGCATCGCTGCAAGACCAAAAACTTACTGAACTGAATTTCAAGGTCGGCGTCTACAAAGAAAAGACGCAACTCGACGCCACTAGCTATTGGACCGACGCCGACAAAATCCGTTTCCGTTTCGGGCGCCCCGAACTCATGGGCGGTTGGCAGCGCGCCATTGACACTTCGCAGGACGGCAAAATCTTCGGCGTGCCCCGCCTTATCGACACCCTTCGCAATCGCCTCGGGCAGGCCGCTGCCTTCATTGCCACCAATGCGGGCGCCTTCTCAAGCGAACTATCGACCTTCTACAACATCACGCCCCGCGTCACAACTGTCGCCTCCTCCAACATCCTCTCAACTACGGCTGGCTCCACCAACGTCGTCGTCTCCGTATCGGCGCACGGCCTTACCAATGGCACCCTCGTAGAAGTAGTCTCAGCGGGCACAACCATCGGTGGCAACATCCTTATCAATTCGCCTACATCCACGACTGCCACCTTCCAAGCCAGCGTCATCGACTCCAACAGCTTCGCTATCAACGTGGGCACAACTGCCGCTGCGACTTCGGCTGGCACGGGCGGCTCGGTCACATTAGGCTTCAACTATAATGCGGGCACCTCATCTACACAACTTCAAGGAGGCTGGGGTACGGGTGCGTGGGGCGGCAACTTCGGCTGGAACGAATCCCTCGCCAGCTTCCCGGCTCCCTTGCGTCTGTGGTCTGCCGATTTGTGGGGCAGCGACATTATGGCGGTTCCTTCCAAAGGTCCCCTCATGTACTGGAACACAAGCGCGGGCATCACCGAACGCATGACCATCGTCACGGCGGCGCCCTCCGTCAATCAGATTGTGCGCGTCGCCTCCGAAGCCCGGCACGTTCTCCTGTACGGCACGCACGCTGTCAGCGGCTCCTATGACCCGCTCCTCATCAGGTGGTGTACCCAAGAAGACTTCACGGATTGGACGCCCACCAACATCAACAATGCAGGCGACTACCCGCTGCCCAGCCGTGGCTCTGAAATCCGGGCCGTCAATCGCGTCGGTGACAAGACCGCTATCCTGACCGACAATGACCTCTACATCCAAGCCTACATTGGCGGCAACGACGTCTTTGGCTTTACGGCGGCAGGCGAAAACTGTGGCGTCATCTCCCGCAACGCGGCAATCGAATATGGCGGCGTCCTCTATTGGATGTCAAACAACGGGCAGTTCTATCAGTACAATGGCCGGGTCGCCCCGCTTCCATGCACTGTTCTGCGCTATATATACGATAATCTCGACGACAACAACACCGACAAAATCTACGCGGGCACCAATTCCACCTTCGACGAGATCATTTGGTTCTATCCGTCGACCGCCAGCACCAATAGCGAGAACGACCGCTACGTCATCTACAATACGCGCGAGCAGCACTGGACTATTGGCACGATGCCCCGCACCGTCTGGGAAGACAGCGGCACCTTCCAATATCCCCTTGCCATCGACGCCGTCCCGTCCGACCTCTACTACCAAGAGTACGGCTACACTGCCGACACCTCCGCCCTCGGCGCCAATTTGCAGTCCGCCTACTTCGATATGGAAGACGGCAACCGCATCATGTTCGCCAACAAGTTCGCGCCCGATTTCAGCAACCTCTCCAACAACACGCCCTACTCCGGCACCCTCGCGGTTTCGTTGCAGGCGCGCAAGTATCCGGGCGGCACCGTCACCACCAAGGGTCCCTTCCCTGTAACGGGCACCACCCAGAAGGTCTCGACCCGCTTGCGTGGCCGCGAAATCGCCATCCAAATCCAATCCTCCACCTCCTCGGATGTGCCGTGGCGCATGGGTCAGTTCCGCCTTGCCCTCGAAGCTGACGGCCTGAGATGACCCGCCGCATATCTTCCCGCTCCCTGCCAGCCGCGCCCGCCTCATGGGACGACTCCTCCCGCGACGCCTGGAACAAGCTCACGAAGGTGCTGGAGCAGAGCGACCTCTTCGACCTAGGACGCCGCAGCCGCCCGCTATTTGTGGTGCAGGGCACGGTCAGCGCCCCGGTCACGCTCGACGTCAACAGTCCATCCGTTACAGCCCTCACGCACGTCGTCGGTAAGCTGCTCTTGGCTTTGCAGCCCAGCAACTTCGTCGATGTTCGAGAGCTTTAATTTACTGCCCTTACGTGATATAATAGCAGGCGAGGCACAAATGTCCGATACATTTTTCAACAAGCAACCCACCATTTCAGATGACGAAAATATGGTCTACACCATGGGTGGATTGGACGGCCTGCCTACTGACGCGCCCGCCACGCCCACCGTGCCCACTACGCAAGCCGAGCAGCCAGAGGCCCCGTCCTACCTGAGCCGCATCATGCCCGACATCAATTTCGGCGACTTCATTGGCTCGGCTGGACAACTCGCACAGCTATTTCCGGGCACTCAAGTCAAGCCTTCCTACCAGCCCGGCCTCACCGACCTTACGTTCACGCGCGGCTACTATGGCCCTCAAGAAGACGTCATGCCCACGGGCTTTGGTACCGAGTCGGCTGGCACACTGTTCTGGTCTCCTCAACGCTATCAGATGCCCGCGCCCACCTTCCAGACGCAGCAACCCCGCGAGCAGGACGACGAAGAACGCCAGCGCCGTGAAAACGAAGCCATCCTCCAGACCGCGCTTGGCATGAATTGGAGCGGCGCCTACAACGACTACCTCAATAGGCTCGAAGCTGAAAACCAAGACATCAACATCAGCAACGTCTTCACGCCTACCA